GGGTGTGGGGGCGGGTCATGCTGCCCTCACGTGTGCACGTGCACGAGGCGCGTCGAGAATGGCCAGATAGCCCTCGACGCCCTCGGCTTTGGTCATGGCCTTGTCCTTGTCGGCTTGGGACATGCGAGTGGCGGCAATCGCGGCCTTGAGCTGCGCAACCTCAATCGAGATTTCAGCACCCTTCAGGCCAAGCGCCTTGAGCGCTTCCCGGTGGTCAGCCCATGTGTCCTTGAGCGACTCGTTCGCCGCGTCCTTCATGTCCTCGGCTTCGTTCACGAGCCGGGAAATGAGCAGGACGGCATCCTCAGAAATTCGGGGGTCTGGCATGTCTCAGCCCTCCATCTGCCACTGGCTCACGATGCGCGCTCCATAGCTGGAGCGGTCGTGTCTTGAGCGTCGATCCAGTCGATAACCTTCTGGAGAGTGTTGACGTTGAAGCCGTTCCCGTCGCGGATGCGCTTGACGAACTTGTCGTCATTCAACGCCTCTTTGCCGATGGCGCTATCCGACTTGCCGGAAGCCAGTTTGTAGGCGTCGATCCGCGCCAGCAGCGCGTTGCGAACGGTTTCTGCGGTGATCTGGTTCTGGAGCATGGTTGCCAGTATCGGGAAATTTCCCGCAGTTGGCAAGAGCAAAAGCGGGATTATTCCCGTTGGACGTGATTTTTCCCGATGATCATAGTGCGGGCATGTCCGACAGCGACCGCACACTGCTCCAGATCAGGCTGCAAGAGGCCCTTAACCGAACCGGCGAGAACCCCACTCGCTTGTCGGAACGGCTTGGCCTGTCAAAGAGTTTTGTCCGAGACATCATGCGCGGGAAGACGCGATCCCCCCGCTCAGAGTCCTTAGACAAGCTGGCGGGCGCTTTGGGTACGACAACCGACTATCTGCTGGGAAAGGACGTTGACGGCTCCGTCCGAGGCCCAGCCATTGAGCGGCGGGGCGAGACGCCATCTTATGCCGGCGTTATCCAAGCCGGCCAATTTATTAGTGTAAACGAGTACTTTAATCAGGACCCCGACATCGTTCCTGACTACGTTCTGCCCGATATGAAGTTCGGCAAAGTGCGGCAATACGCCTACAAGGCCGCAGGCGACAGCATGAATGAGGCCGGCATACTGGATGGTATGTGGGTCGTGGCGGCCGATGCCTCAGACTACGTTGATATATATGGCGATGTCGTGACAGGCGACCTGGTTGTGGTCGAGCGTTGCCGGTTCCAGGGGGCCGAACGTGAGCTGACCGTGAAGGAAGTTCACTTCTTCCGTGACCGCTACGAGCTGCGTCCCGTTTCGAGCAATTCCGAACATCGCACTATCACTGTCCCCCATGATCATAACGTCTCCAGCGATGGCGAAGAGGTTAAGATCATCGGTGTGGTGCTGACCGCCTACGCTAACCTGCGCCGGCGCCGGGCCGTCTAAAAACACTCCCTCGCATCCCGATCATTTTCCACGGCGATTCGCCACGCCTGCATTTTTGTGCGGGATTTTTCCCGATTTGTGTTGCAAGCGGGAAATTTCCCGATATACTCTCCCCATAGAACGAAGCCGGTAGCAAGCGCTCCGGCGAAGATGGGGAGCAAGGCAGATGAAATCGTTTTGGCTGGCGCGGCGTAGTGACGGGCACCGCTTCGAAGGCTCCCGCATCCAAGCGGCCAACGAGAAAGATGCGGAGGAGGTCTATCAGCGCCTCGGCTATCACATGACCAACATGGTTATCGTTGGAGCCCGCCGATGACCGACGCAATCCGCATTTACCTGCCGTGGCTGATGTCAGCGGTGACGATCTACATGACGCTGATGGCTGGGAACAAAGCGCCGTGGGCGTGGGCTGTAGGGCTCGGCAATCAGGTGTTTTGGCTGACTTGGATCATCTCGGCGCAGGCTTGGGGCCTTCTGCCCATGACAGCCGCCCTGACCTTCGTCTACGCCCGCAATCACCTCAAGTGGAACCAGCCGAAACCCGCGCAGGCAGCACATCGCTCATTTCACCCGGCAGTGCTGCGGGCGCATGCCGAGTTCGGCGGCGACCTTGCCGACATGCAGCGCCAATACGACAGCAACGCCTGATCCCCACTGGCCTCTGCAATGGGGCCGGTCAGCGAGTGTCTGGAGAAAACGACATGACCCACGAACAGACCATCAACGACCTGCTCGACCAGTTTGAAGCCTGCACCAAGTATGTCGATTACTGGCCTCTCCGCTCTCGCTGTGTTCAGGCTCTCGACAGCTACGAGTATGGCGTCGGCGTTGGTCCGAACCGAGCTGCGCAGTGGGACAGGTTCGACCGGATCGACGCCAGGGTTGGCCTCATCGTCAGCAAGCAGGCTTTCGAGGGCATCAAGACCTACAGCCTTGATGAGTGCGCGGCCTACACGGCGTCTCAGGCTGTCATTGCTGATCTTGTCTGCGCTGCCGTCGCTTCAAGCACTTCGCTCGATGCGGTTGGTGAGCGGGAAACCCGGCTGGAGGCCGCTGAATAAATGGCAACGACTGTAGTTTTCGAAGGTCACCCGGCAAAGATCGACGGCAACCCGTTCGACGTGGTGACACCATTTGGCACCATCCAAACGATATCAGTAGGGGACGCTTGCGAAGCCGAGGAAACCTATCGCGAGGCCTTGGATCGGATTGCGGATGGCGACCTTAACCCTGCTCGAATGGCCGAAATTGCGCAAGAGGCGCTTGATGCCGTCGATGCAATGACAGTTGCCGCCTTCAAGGAAGCTAAGGCAGCACAGGCCCTCTCTTCCCAAGGGAACCAATCATGAGCGTGAGGGAGAACGGCTGGTCACACGCCTATAGGGCCTATGCCAGCGTCGGCAAGTGGATTGCTCGCACCTGGGCCTTGTTCGTCGTGTGGATCGTCACTTACGCGCTGCTCTTTTTGGTCATCGTGGTGGGCGATCTGGCTGACCATTGGATCGTGTATTTCACGCCGCTACCGATACTGGTCCATGCGCTGTTGGAGCCTTGGCTGATCAAGCACGAGGCCAAAACGTTCGGAGAAGCCGAATGATCCACGCTCTCACCCACAACCGCATCCCTTACCTGATCTGGGTAGGTGTTGGACTTCCTGGTTTCGCCCTAGCGGCCCTGATGGCTGCGTATTGGATGCGCTTCGATGCGCCTATTTGGAGTGCTTTCTGATGGCTATGCGTCTGATTACCGCAATCGAAATCGCGTCGAACGCCGCCGAACGCTGGCGCTCACAGTACGCTAATTGGCGCCCGGAAGATACGTTTTCTGATGGGACCTCCAAGGCCGACCACGACGCCGCCCTAAACACAGGACCGCACACTCCCGAGCATATCGCAAAAGCGATCAATCCCGGCTGGGCGTACCCACAGTGCGACGGGTGCGGAGGGCTATTCCCGGCAGTGGTGCAGGTCGAAGAACCGTGGGGGGATGATGGCAAGCAGTTCTGCGCGAACTGCCTTTCGTCCGCCATGTCCCTCATTTTGCAGGTTCAGGGCGCGGAGGCGGAAGTCCCCCGAAAATGACCACCACCAAGATCGGCAGCGGGCGCCCTCAGTTCCAACTCCCAGCCGGAAGATTTGACCAGATAACCCGCCAACCCCTCGCCCTCATAGGGGCTGAAACGAAATCGAAGGAGACGCCTGATGTCCGCAAAAGCACTCGCAACAACGCCCGTTGACCAGTTGCCGGTTGCGCCGGCCGCTTCCGAGAGCGCGGCAATCCTGTCGGTGATCGAGCGCATGGCATTGAGCCAGGATATCGACCCCGACCGCGTAGAGCGGTTCATGGGCATGTACGAGCGCATGGAGGCTCAGAAGGCCCAGAAGGTGTTCTTTGCGGCGTTCTCGGCGGCTCAGGCAGAGATGCCCCAGGTGGTGCGGAACGCGGTCAACGATCAGACCCGCTCCAAGTACGCCAAGTACGAAACTATCAGCGAGGCAATCCAGCCGGTCATCACCAAGCACGGCTTCTCTATGACCTATGGCGAGGCAGACAGCCCGAAGGAGAACTGCCTCCGCATCACATGTACGCTGATGCACGAGGCCGGCCACGCCAAGGACTACCACGCCGATATCCCCGTCGATATGTACGGCATGAAGGGCAACCCGAACAAGACCGGCCCGCATGCCTACGGCTCCACCAAGAGCTACGGTCGCCGCTATCTCAAGCTCGATATCTGGGACATTGCCGTCAAGAACGAAGATGACGATGGCAATGCCGCCGGCCGCGTTGCGCCAGTGCAGCAGGACACCATCAGCGAAGAACAGGTTGCCGAGCTTCTGACGCTCATTGAGCGCTCCAAGGGCACGGTCGAGAAGTTCTGCCAGCTCGGCAAGATCGAGAGCGTTCCCGAGTTGCTGGCGGTCCACTTCGACGCAGCCAAGGCCATGCTGATGGAGCGCATCAGCCGCATCGAAGCCAAGGCCAAACCCGCTGTCGATCCGAACGCCCAGTTCGACCAGATGGAGCGCGGCGATGCTTGAAATCATCGATTGCGAACAGGGTTCGCCTGAGTGGTTCGCGGCGCGCGCGGGAATGCCAACCGCCAGCGAATTCTCTGTCGTCATGGCTAAGGGTAAGGACGGCGGCGCGTCGGTGACGCGTGCGAAGTACATGCGCCAGTTGGCCGGTGAAATCCTCACAGGCGAACCTTCTCCGGAAGGCTTCTCCAATTGGGCAACAGACCGAGGCCATGCCTTGGAGGATGAAGCCCGCCAATACTACGCCTTCACGCGCGACATCGAGCCTCAGCGCATCGGCTTCCTTCGCGGGGATATCGCTGGCTGTTCACCGGATAGCCTCATCAGCGAGGATGGCGGACTAGAGATCAAGATCGCCATCCCGGCGGTCCAGATCGAACGCCTGATGCGCGGCACTCTCCCTCCCGAGCATAAGGCCCAGGTTCACGGCAGCATGTGGGTTTCCACCCGACCGTGGTGGGATTTCATGAGCTACTGCCCGCGCCTTCCGCCGCTGATCATCCGCGTAGAGCGCGACCCCGAATACATCGCGCAGATCGAGCGGGCCGTGCTCGCCTTCAATCAGGAACGGGACAACATCGTTCAGTCCATCCGCACCTATCAGGATTTCAAGCAGGTGGCAGCATGACCACGATCCGTTGCATCGACTTCGAAACGACCGGCATTCCGACCGACGCCGATCCTGACCATGCCATCGTGGAAATCGGCATGTGCGACGTGCTCGCGACAGCGGGTTTTCCGTCAGTCCTCAGCGAGACTGTCTCGGTTCTCTGCGATCCTGGCAGGCCGATCCCGCATGAGGCGATGGCCGTTCATCACATCACCGACGACATGGTTGCGGGCGCTACCGGATCAATCGACGTTCTCGGTTCGCCTGACTACTTCGCCGCTCACAATGCCGACTATGAGCAGAAGTTTTTCGGCACCGGGCGCCCCTTCATTTGCACGTGGAAGGTGGCCCTGCGGCTCTGGCCGGAGGCGTCATCTCACGGCCTCCAGTTCCTGCGCTACCACCTTGGCCTTACCCCGCGCCCGGAGGAATGCGTTCCGCCCCACCGCGCCGGCCCTGACGCCTACCTGTGCGCCGTGCTGATGGAGCGCATCCTTGAGGATGGCCGCGCCTCGCTTGACGACATGGTTCGTTGGTCGAGCGGGCCTGCCCTTCTACCCCGCATCACCTTTGGCAAACACAAGGGTTCGAAGTGGGAGGACGCCCCGACCGATTACCTCGATTGGATCGTCAACAAGTCCGAGATGGACCGGGACGTGAAGGCAAACGCCAAGCATCACCTCAAAGCCCGAACCGCATAGTTTTCTCAAGGGACGGCTGGGCACCTAATAAGACCCAGCCGATCATTTCAAAATGGCAAACCGCTTCGTTCTCCGAGACGCAATCGTCAAGCGCAACGCGATCCATGCCATAGCGGCGGCGGGTGACGATTATGTCGTGACCATCGCAAAGCCGACGCGCAGCAACCTCCAGAACGCCAGAATGTGGGCGAGCTTGGCTGACATCGCCAATGCCAGCCCGGAGGGCCGCCAGTGGACTCCGGAGACATGGAAATGTGCCTTCATGCACTCCCTCGGCCATCAGGTGCGTTTTGCGGAAGGATTGGACGGCAGCGGACCATTCCCCATCGGCTTTTCGTCGTCAAAGCTGACGGTGGCTCAGATGGCCGACCTGATCACTGTCATTCAGGAGTACGGCGACCGTCACGGTGTGGAGTGGACCGAGACTGCTGAAAGCGGCTTCCTCGACTTGCAGGATCGGGCCGCCTGATGCTTGAGCTCGTCCCCCACACCAAGCGCCGTGGAATGACGAAGGCCAGAGCGGCCAAAATCTTCCTCGCCCGCAATGGCATCTGCTTCAACTGCCGGCAGCAAATCCGGCAGGGTGACGGCTGGTTCATTGAGCATCCCGAGAGCCTGGCTCAGGGCGGCTCTGACGCCGATGCTGACCTCTGGCCGTCCCATACCAAGTGCAAGGCCGGCAAGGACGCTACGGACGCCGCCAGCAAAGCCAAGCGCGACCGGCTGGTGACCGCAGGCTGGGAAGGGCGCCCTGCCTCCAAGATCCAGTCACGCGGCTTCAGCAAGCCATCCCAGAAATACTCCCCGGCTCGTGGAGCCATGCGAACCATAGGATCAGAGTAGATGAGCGACTTCCGCCCCACCAACGAGAAAATTGCCGAACTACTCCAGCAGCAGACCTATGACGAGCGCGTTGAAATGGCTCGCCTGCTGACCGACCAGATCGTTGATATTGGCGACGACCTGGATGCAGACGCAGTGGCCCGCATCCTTGGGAATTGGGCTGAAGCGGAACTCGAAGCTGCCGAGGAAACCCCATGACCCAGACCCCTCCCCCCACTGCAATAGAGCGCGGCATCTACGTCGCGAGCAAGGTGGCGCATGCCGAACTGTGGCGCGATCTGCGCCATTTCGAGCGCGAGCCGATTATCTCCACCTGGATCGATGAGGCAGGCGCGGGCGAAAGCGCCAGCCTTGAGGACTTGTGGCGGCGCTGCGTCCATGAGGCAGCGAATGCCGGCGCGCTGATAATCTATCGCCGCCCCGATGAAGTGCTGAAAGGAGCGTGGGTCGAGCTTGGCGCGGCTCTGGCGTCTGGCGTCCCTGTGTTCGCGGTTGGCATCGAAGAATTCACGGTCGCCAACCATATCGGCATCACCCACTGCGCTGATCTGATCGAGGCTCGCCGTCTCGCTCGCGCTGCCATTGCTTCCACCGGAGAGCCATCATGACTGCAATAGAGACGGTAAGCGATGCCCTGCGCATTGCGCACGACCGATGCGCCGCTTTGGAAGGCATCAACAACGATGATCTTGTTGCCATGCTCGACGCGGCAGACGCCCTCTCCCGCCGTTCTCTCGATACTGCTGATGGGGTGGAGGCCGCTGCAAGGTCGGTATGCCTAGCGACCGGGCTGGACTATGACAGCTTAGAGGACAGCGGACCTGACGACCACCTGAACAACTCCTCCGCCGAAACCAAAGGCTGGTTCCGCTATCTCGCTCGCGCAGCCCTCGCCTCCCGTACCCCTAATACGGAAACGGTGGTGAAGGCCGAGCCGGCGGCGCTGGATGTTGAATGGGTCGTCAACCAGATCGCCGAATTAGGGGTTAAGATCGGTGACCAGTTTTTCTTTTGCTACAAAGGGCACAGCCTGACTTACACGGGCGAGAATGGCAGTGATGTAGTTCTGATGGAAAACAGCGATCAGCCTATGCACTGGCGTCCTGTTTTCAAGCGCGAGTTTGGCGAGTGCGTTCACCCGATCAACTACAAAGACCTGACGAAGATCGGGACCGTCTCCCTTGATGACAGCGACAATTGGAAGCCACTTCCAGCCGCGCGCGAAGTCAATGCTCCGCTGTTCCTCACCTCCCCGCCCTCACCAGCAGAGGTGACGGTGACTGATGCGATGGTGGAGGCTGCTGCGCGGCAGATGGTTCGCAGCAAGTTCATGCCCCGACATGCAGAGGATGCCGTTGAAGCTCGCGTCGAGGCGGAGTGGCAAGGATGGGCTCGCGATATGCGTCTGGCCCTCACCGCCGCCCTAGATCAACACGGCAAGAAGGGCTAGGGAGATGGGAAGCGAAACTTATTTCATCGTATGGTCAGCCATTCTGTTCGGCATGGGGGTTGGGTACGCTCTTTGCGCCCTTATGCGCCTCCGCGGCTGGAGCGCCGCCGTCATGGTCCTGATGCTGTTCGGCATGGCTTACGCGACCCCGCGCGTCGGCCCGATGATGCTGCTTGAGCAGCCTGTTTCGGAGCCCCAGCCATGACCAAAGACACCAGTGACGTTGTAGCGAGGCTGGAGATGCGGCGCTTGGCCATTCTCGGGCTTGCTACGCCAACGCCTCGACGCAAGGCCGACGCCGCCCTGATCACTGATGCGCTGGCCCTTATCTCTTCTCTCGTAGCGGAGAGGGATGCTGGAGCCGAGTCCGCGCTTCGGATAGCAGGGAAATACGCGGATGCTGCGGATAGGGTTGAGGCATTGACCACCCGCGCCCTCACCGCTGAACGTCTCCTTGCAGAAGCAAGGGCGGGGCTAGAGCGCGTGATGACGGCCGACACTCGCCTCATTTATCGTGGCATGGCCACGGTGGCGGACCGGGCGGAAATCGGCCCTGCCGGTGAAATCGCTCAATCCGTCCTCGCCTCTATAGGAGGTGGTAATGGGTAAGGGGCTGACGCCGACCATGCTCGCTGGACTGAAAAAGATGGCCCTCAAGCTGGAGCGCCAGCAGCAGACCATAGCAGAGCCAAACGACAATACGGGGCGCGCACTCGAAAAGCGCGGTCTGGTGGAGTTCATTCACACCAGGAACGGCTGGAACTATTATCGCATCACGGAACTCGGTCGCGCTGCCATCAGTGAAGGTGAGCCATGAGCCTCCCCCGCCGCTTCAACTGGTGGTACGTTGTTCTCCTCGGTATTTCCCTTTCCGTTATAATTATTGGTACTGCGGTTAAGGATGGGGGGTGGAGATGGTAGCGCTCCCAGAGGTCACTTCGCCCGAAACACTGGCAGCTCAGCTTGGCTGGTCGCCCCGGCGATTGAAGGCTCTTGCGCGATCAATCGGCGCCTGCCGTATTATGGGCAATAGGATGGTCCTCACCCAGCAAGACATCGACGCCATTATGGAGGCCAGTCGGCCATGCCCCTCAGGCTCAAAAAGCGCGGCGACATCTGGTGGTACAGTGGCACAGTTGCCGGGCGGCGACTACGCGGCTCTACAAAGACTACGCAGAAAGGCGAAGCCGAGCGCATCGCAAACGAGATCGAGAGTAACTACCTTAAGGGTCGTCGCGATCCAGGGGCAGTCCTGACATTCGCGCAGGCGGCAATTGAGTATCGAGCCCATCGGAACGCTGTACCGAGGTATCTGGAAATGGTCGAGGACTACTGGAAAGATACTCCGGTACGGGAGATTACCAAGGGCGCATTGAAGCGGGCCGCCTTGGCGTTGCAGCCAAACGCGACTGGCGCGACCCGGAACCGCTCGGTCATCGTCCCCACGAGTGCGGTAATCAACTATTGCGCCGAGTTGGACATGTGCCCGCCGTTCAAGGCCACGCGGTTTCCCGAGGTGCGGACGGAGAAAGAGCCAGCGACATGGGAATGGGTGCAGGCGTTCATGGCGCATGCGTCACCCCATCTCGGAGCGCTCGCCTGCTTCATGTTCCTGACCGGCGCCCGTGTGGGCGAGGCCATAAATGTGCTGTGGGGGGATGTTGACCTGTCCGCAGCAAAGGTGCGGATCGTCATGGGCAAGCTGGGCGGGGAAGAGCGCACCGCGCATATGCCGCCCGAGCTGGTCGCAGCGTTGGCGAACATCAAGAGCAACCGCGATCCAGAGGCCCAGGTATTCGCCTACTCGATGTCAAGCGCGGTGACGATCCCATGGAACGCCGTGATAAAGCGCGCGCAAAAAGTGAATGCGAATTTCAAGAAGGTCACGCCGCATGGTTGCCGCCATGGCTTTGCAACGTCGCTGATGCACAAGGGCATTGATCCCGTGACCGTGGCCAAGCGCGGGGGCTGGAAATCGCCGGCCCAACTGTTCGCCACCTATGGTCACGCGATGGACGATGAGATGGTGACAAATGTGCTGACTGACATGCCACGGGCACAAATCAGTCGCAACAAGCGTAAGAGTATGATATAAAAGGGAAATTGACGAACATCTAACCCCGCGTTAGGGCGAGATGTCCTGAAACGAGCAAGTAGCGGAACGCCTGAGAAAGCGCAAGTGCCTTGGGAATTTGCGTCCGGCGACCGAGCAAGAGCGGTTTGGTTCTAGCAAGAACGTGCAGGGAACAGACCAAAGAGATTGGCACACCACGGGCACACGAGATTCATGGCCTGTTCTAGATGGGGTTTGACACATGGCGAGACTGAGGGCGTTGGATTTGTTCTGCTGCGCCGGGGGAGCGGGCATGGGCCTGCATCGCGCGGGCTTTGAGGTCGTCGGCGTGGATATCAAGGCGCGGCCAAACTACCCCCTTGAGTTTCATCAGGCAGATGCCCTAACCTTCCCGCTTGAGGGCTTTGACTTCATATGGGCGTCCCCACCCTGCCAGGGCTATACGGCTATGCGTCACGCGCCGGGGGCGAAGGGCGCGCCGCTACTGATTGATGTCGTTCGCGACCGGATGCCTGCTGGCGTTCCTTGGGTAATCGAGAACGTCGAGGAAGCGGCATGGGCAATGCGCGATCCTATCACCTTGTGCGGGTCAATGTTTGGGCTCGGCGCTCAGGGTTGCCGCCTTCAACGGCACCGGCTGTTTGAAGCCAGTTTCCATATCCCCGCTCCTAAATGCTCCCACGATAGCCGCCCCGTTGTCGGGGTCTATGGCGGGCATGCTAGACGCCGCGCAGCATCGGCAGGCGGCAGGGGCACCCGAGACGTATGGGAAGGCGGTCACAAAGCCGCTGCGAGCGAAGCAATGGGCATCGATTGGATGACCCTAGCTGAAATGAGTGAGGCGATCCCGCCCGCGTACTCGGAATTTATCGGGCGGGCGGCAATAGCGTATATTCAGTCCAACAGGATTGCCGCATAGATGGCTGATAAGCATGCCGGTTCCGAAAGTACGCAAGGCGGAAGGCTCGTATGCAGGGCTGGGACGAACGCCTCGTCGCCCTCTACTGGCGATACTATCACCAGACCCACGACCCGCTTTCGATCAATGGGCCTTGGTAGAGCTAACCCAGGCTTAGGGCCTGTTATGGAGATTTGAAATGGATGAGAAGCCGATGAAGATTGTATTCGTAGCGGCGCATGATGGCGGGTACGAAGGGCACGGCCTCCCTTTAAAGGCATTCGTTACTGAGGCCTTGGCCAAGCTGTGGGTTGAGGCGGCAAACACTCACTCCAGCGGGTTCAAATACTATCCGGTGGATCTGATTTCGGCGGATGCCCTGTTAGGTCTCCCCTCCCCTCAGCAGCAGGAGATGAAATGATGGCCGATGTCGTCAACTTCACTGGACTGACCAAGCTGGAAATACCACCTGATGAAATGCTCGAAAAGGCGAAGGGGCGCTTTGAGCGTGTCGTGATCATCGGGATCATCGAGGGTGACGAAACCGACCCGCAAATTCTCGCGTCGGACCCGAGCCTCGTCTACGTGCTTTTCGATCTGGAGCGGGCCAAGGATTGGGTCATTCGAGAGGTTCGGCAGTCGTGATCCCCCTTGCCCTGTTCCTCCTGCCTTGCGTTCCTGGATGGGCTAGACCCTGGCTTATAGGGGTAGCGCTGGGGAGAAAGCCGATACGGATGGAATATCGGGATGGCAAGTGGCGTATGCCTAGTTCGGATCAACGTCCACCGGAGCAATAGGCGGGAACTGATCTGGCCTCCTGCCACGAGGTTTGCGGATGACCTCTATCGGCTCCGACGCCCATGGTCCCGCAGGATCGCAATGGCGGCATTTGGAGTACAGCATCGCTTGGTTGCCTACCCGGTCAAGGCTCCAGTCCATTGAGGCGCCGCAGTCGGGGCAAGGGATGATCATTTCCCAATCCACCGCCAAAAGCCCAGCCCGATAATCACCGCAAGGATGCCTATGGCTCCGAGCAGGATCGACCGGCCAACCTGCGTCGATATCCCGTCGAACGCCTTGCGCAGTTTCCGCAAAAATCTGAAGTCCTCGCGCGCTTCGTCTTCGTGAGCCGCTTCGTCCAGTCGCAGGCCCGCATCCCCAAGCACATCAATCATGGCAGCTCGCAATTGGGCAACCTGTTCCGGGGTGAATTTCTGGCTGCTCTCGACCAAAGCTGTAAGAACGCGCGATTGCTGCTCCCTATCGTGCTCTAGCAGCTCAATGCGCTTGGTGTTCGTCAGCCCGCCCCGGCCTAGTACGCTCATATCAGGATCGGCCATTCACTCGGCCTCAACGGTTTGGGATATACGGTAGTCGATAGCCATTATGCCGATCCTTGGTTGGCTGAATGGTCAGAGCCCGGATGGCGTTGCAACCGCGTCCGGGCTCGCTAAGTGTCAGGGCTTCCACCCACAGGCGCGGGCGCCATATTCGTTGTGGGCAAGAACCTGGCGTTTGGTCCCGTCCGTCACCGAATCCTCAACCGATGGTCGGATCGGGCTTGAGACGAGGCAAAAGTCACCGGGAGTCGTGGTCGCGCAACCAGCGCACATAAGCGCTATCGAGGTCAGCGCTGCCCATTTGACCAACATCATCGTCAATCTCCTTTCGATCCTTCATGGCGTTCATGTTTCGGCGGTCATTGGCGGCTTGCTCGTCGCGCACAGCGTCATAGCGCCCTTTGCCGTAGCCGAAGGCCGCCAGCAACCCGGCGGCGGCTACTACGGCGCCCTGCCAGCCCAACGCCCGCCATACGGCTCCTACGGCCACGGCAGCAGCCAGCAACCACACCCACCAGGGCACAAGCGATATGAGCCAGTCCATCAGCGTGTCGCCTTGCGAATGACGATGAACGCAATGGTGATGGCGGCAATGACCATGAGGGCAGCAATGGCGTACTGAACCGGGCCATTGCCCGAAGCGACCGCCGCAGCGCCGCCAAGCAGGCCGCCCCCAGCCGCCATGTTTTCGGGCTTTACCAGTTCGGTGATAGGGTTGCCGGGCTTGGCCTCAACATTATTGGAGGACACAAACTCTCCCTTGGCCCAAAGGCCGGCCTCGGCGGCTCGGCGGTTGGTCAGGCCTTCCATGACCTTGCCGTCATTCTTGTTCCATCTGGCAAGCTGGGCAGGGACGGCAGCATAGTCGCCCGCATTCAGCTTCTTGAGCAGGGTGGAATTGGCGAAAGCGGTGTCCCCGACATTGTACGTGAAACTCACGAGCGCCCCCAACTGGTTGTCAGTCAGCGGCACTTTGACCAGGCGCTGAACAACGCCCGTGACGCGAGCCAGTTCGTTGACCAGCCACTTCGACGCTTCGGCCTCGGTGATGGTGTCACCCAACTTGATGGGCTTGCCGTCCCGGCGGGTCTGGCCATAGCCGATAGTCACCGGCAGGCCATTGCTCGATCCGGGATCTGGATAGGCCTTCTCTCGAAAGCCCTCCCACCTTTTGACATGCGCAAGCGCCTCTGCGTTGAGAGCAGCCATAATGAACCTCTATCTAGGGGATGGATTGACTTTAGAGCCGTCAGGCGCGCGTCAGATGACGGAGGCCGTCGCGTAGCCGATACCAGTCACGCCGGCCGCAACATGGCCGTATCGGTTGCCGGTGTACCAGACGTGATAGGTGTTCCCGACACGGATGCCGCAGGGATAGGCGGCATGGAGTTCATCGAAGGCGCCCGGACCACCAAGGCCAAGCATGCCCTCGGCAGGGGATTCGTCCCACGTCCAGTTTTTCAGGTCAGTGGAATGCAGGGAGCGTGTGCGATAGGTCTTGCTATGGGAGCTGACCAGCATGCGCCATAGCGTCCCGTCGCGGAACACCATGGGGCGCGAGACGATATATTCCAGCAACCCGTTCGGGTTGTCGCGGCGCCGGGGATCGATGATGCGGCCTGACCCGCGCGCCGCTGGGGAGGTGACGTCGAGGGCCTGCGAAGTGCGTCGGGTAAAGGTCAGGCCGTCCGTACTCTCGGCATAGCCGATCCCGATGTCGGTAATGCCGCCACTGGCGTGGCCGATTTCATCAGCCGTGCCGCCGAGGTCGTCATAGGTCAGGGTGAGGGAAGCAGCGGCGGTATAGAACATGTGGAACTTGGCCGCATCATCGCGCACCACGCAAGCCGAGCCAGCCCCGCCATAGTCATATGGCTTTGACTTGCTCAAAACCGGAGTGCGGCGCAGAACCCCATTGGCCGTAACGCACTCGAACGGAAACAGCGGGTTCTTGCCGCTCACCAGCTGGAAGGTCTCGCCCCCATCAAGGGAGCGCGCGACGGCGGTGTTGTTCCCCTTCGAGGCCAGGTACATCCACCAGGGATAGAAATTGCCGTTGGCGTCCTTGCCAGGCGCCGAACCGTCCGCCGTCAGCCATGGCAGGATGGTTGTGTGATACGGGCCGGCTGCATAATAGGCTTCGGGATCATCGCCTGCGCTTGGCGTATGCTTCTGGGTCGTGGGGAATTCGAGGGCGATACCCTTGGGGGTGAAATTGGTCGGGTCGCTCACCGGGGCCGTGCATTGCAGGATGGTGGCCTTCGTCCCGTATGGAGCGGTGTCACGTTCGGCCAGATAGTACAGGCGGAAAGTGTTACCCACCTTGACCACGGCCGGCGCCATGGTGCGGGTGCCGTCGATGGTGTTTATGCCACCGACAACGCCAGTGTGCTTGAAACTCCACCAGCCCGGATAAATGACGGGGCCGGTACATGTCCAGGCTGATCGCCCTGATGGCATTGGATTAGTCATTGCCGCGCCCCCAAGCGATAGCGCTGGGGCCATAACCAGCGGGGCTGACAGGAGGAATGCGCGGCGATCCATCCACGACTCTAAGCATTGTCCTGCGCTCCGTTCAAGGTTCTATCGTGAGAAGAAAGCGCGGACAGAGCCGCTATCGAAGGTGCCGGAGCTGACAGCAATGCGGAGGCCGGTCGCGGTCTCGCTCGTCGCTTTGCCGCCTGACATTTGTATTCTGGAGGGAGTGTTGCCCAGGCTGATACTGGAGTCCGCTTGCCAGCTCGTGGAGTTGATCCGGCGGAGCTTCATGCTGCCATAGACCGTTGAGGCGGCGGCCACGCTCGGGGTAACCACAAAGTTGGTCGAGAGCGCCGCTGCAACGCCGTCTGTGGTCACCGTTCCGTTGTATCCGGTTGCCTCGGCTCCACCCGCATCAACCATGAAAACCGAGATGGCTGCGGTTTCAGATGGCGACACGTTGAAGAACGACAGCTCAACCCGATTGACCCAATCGGGGATTGTCACATCCGTATTGGGCAGCCCGCTCAGCGCAACGAGAGATTGGGCTGGGTTGGTGGCGCGGGTGAAGGACTCGCAAAGCCAGACGCTGCCGGTAGCGGTTTTGACAAAGACCCCTCGGTCGCCGGCCGCCGTAGTGAACGAGGCGCTGTCAGGCAGTACGAGGTTGGCGCCGTGCGTGAGCGTAACAGCCCCAGCAAATTCGAGCAGAACGCGGGTGCCGACCGTTACCCCAGAGGCAGAAATGCTGGTAATAGTCGTGGTGCCGGTGACTGAGAAGTAGTTGCCATCCGTACCCAGCACGAGGCTTGTCGCACTAGCTATGGCGGCGCCCGGCTTCCAGCCTGAAAGCACCAGGTCATGGTTTGGAGCTGTCGCCGTCCGCGTCGTGGCCGTGGTAATTCCCGATAGCGCGAACGCCAGGAGCTTGGTCTGGTCCGTGCTGTCGCGCAGCCGGAACAGCGAGGACTTGAACCAGCGCTTGAGCATCCCCAGCGTGGCCTGGAACACATTGTCCACAGTGGACATGTTGGCCACGGAACCGTCGAGCGAATTGCCGGTGATGCTGGTGTTGCTGCTGTCCGTCTCGCTGAGGTCAGAGAGTTCTGTCATCGGCTGCGTCCTTTGCCTGAATTCGTATTGGTGTCATCGTCGTCAGCCTTGCCGCCATGAGCGCCGCCTGATGTTCCAGCGCCGGTAAAGCCGGTCATCCACACGCGCTGTGCAGCGGGAGAGGTTGGCGGGCGTAGTGCCGGCATCTGTGGCAAGGAGCGCCGAAGGGCCATGAATGGGCTCATGGTCGCGGGCATCGGTGCCGGCAGGGCTGGCCCGCCTATTCCGGGTCGCGCGATGGGCATTGGCGGCATGGGCAGCGGCCGTGGAGGCATCGGCTGAGTGGCGAGCTGGGTGCCGACCATGTTGGGTCTCTGGAACGGAACCGGGGCCACGCGCGGCGCCTGTGCCATCTGCGTTGTGGGCAGCGCGGGCGGGCGGCTGAACGGCATTGGCGCAATGGCCCGCGTTCCAACCCCGGCGACGTTGCCATTGCCATAGAGTTCGGGAAGTCCGGGCTCACCAGCCATCAGCCTGTTAGGCACAGCCGGAGGAGGCCGAAAGCCCGTGGCCGCAACGATCTGTTCCGTGGTCGGGAAAGCGCTATTGCCGCGCACCCTATCCGAGGCCGAAACCGTTGGCCTGGTCGTGGTCGGAATGCTGGCAATTGTCGTAGCCACATTGCGCGTTTGCATGGGATTGCCGCGAACGCGATCCGAGGCGGAAACCTGCGGCACAGTCGGAATGCTCGCAATCGTGCTGGCGTTGTTCCGGGTCTGCATTTCGTTGCCACGAACCCGGTCGGATGCCGTCATGGGGGCGGGCACAGGCGGCAGTTGGGCCGGATAGCGGGCATTGAGCGCGGCTTGCAGCGCCGGGTCTGTGGCGCGCTGCCCTGCCAGTTGTGGGGATGGCATACGCGGGACAGGAGCGGGTGCCCTGGACGCTGCGGTAAACACACCCTGCGTATCGCGCGGGCCATCGTTGAACAGCCGCACTTCCCCGGTGCGGGTGTCATAGCCTGCATCGAACATCGGGGCTTGCTGCTGTCCGCCCTGAATGGGGGACATGCCAATTTCGTCGCCAAGGTTGCGCTGCGGCTTGGCCAGGCCCGAAAACGTGTCGGGGATGAGTTGCGACGGTGCCGAGACGCGCCGCATCTGTGCCATGTCGATTGATGGGGTGACAGGTGCTGGCGCATTCCGGGGTGTGGGAACGGTCGAAAGGGCGGTGCCAACCTGCGGCAACTCGCCGGGAGGAACCGGAACGCTCGGATAGAACACATGACCATTGCGGGTTACGGCGCCATTCTTGCCCTTGCTATCCGCCCAATAGGGGGAAATGCCGGACGCATGGTAGTCCAGCGGCTTTCCGGGCGGGCCTGGGATGGTTCCAGCAATTACCTGCTCCGCGATCTGCCGGGCGCGCTGAAAGGCTGCGCTATCCTTGGGGTATTTGCCCTTGGGGTCGTTTCCGCCCGCGCCGCTATTCCATGTGGAGAACTGCCTGGGAGCAAGCGCCACGTCCTGGATTGATGCGCCATAACGGCCGGAATTGAGGCGGTTAAGCACAACATGGCCAACGTCTGCCATGCCCTGCGTACCTTCGCCGCCGGCTTCGCCCAGCATGGTCCAGGCAAGAATGTCGAGTTCGTCATCAGCCATTCACGGGCCTCATAGAAAAACCCGGCTTGCGGCCGGGCTGTGTCAGGACTATTTGTTGGGGATGCAGATTGATCTTGAGCCGGACGAGTACCGGAGCCCACGTAGCCGGCGCAACGCCAACGTTCACGGACTGATGGCGCTTGTCGCCCTTGGCATACTTGCAGTCTTCTGGTCAGGGCGGGCAGAGATGCCGATAGACACCCTATTTGGCGTTGCGGCGATGTTTGGCGGATTTGCCGGCGCGGGCCTTATCGTCTTTTTCAACCAGTGGCGCGGCGTCTAGCGCTGAACGGTGTACGGGTCGTTGGCACCCATGCCGTCTAGCGTAATGCGCAGCGGAGGTCGGTTGCCATAGTCCTGCCCGGGCAACGTAACAGTGCCTGGCGCGACTGGGAGCGCGCGCGGGGTTTTCTGTGCACGTGTCAGCACCTGCAACTGGCGAGGGTCAAGCGCCTTGCTTGTCAGCAGTTCGGCCATATCACGATTGACCTTTGGCTGTAGCGTGGCGCGGAGTTTACCCCTCGCTGCATTGATAGCAGCGAACACGAGCCCGATGGTGCCCTGCGGCCCAATGTCGGGTCCGGCATCCGGATTGACCATAGCCTGCGAAGCGGTGCGCCGGGCGGTTTCTGAATTGCTGTTCACGGCGTTCGCGGTCTGCCCGAACATAAGTTCGCGATCCACGGCGCGCAACAAGTCATCCGTTGCTTCGCTGCCAATCAGGGCCCGCAACTTGGCTTCGTTGTACGGCTTGCGCAGGAGGTTCCGAACCGCAGCGACATCATTGGCGGAGTTGCCGAGGAGATCGGCAACCGCAGTCTGGGCGCCTTGCAGGAAAGCGTCTTTCTCGCTGGTGGTCATATCGGCCATGAGGCGCTGCATATCGGCAGGTGACATGTCCGCCTTGAACGTGGCGCGGCCCTCCTCAATTGCCTCAAGGACGGCGGCAGGGCCGGCAAAGGCCTCACGAGCCTGCTTGTAACCGGGGGCGATCTTATCGCCCTCACTGGCCAGCAGACGCGCCATGTTTGCCGCCTGCCGGTTGGCATTGCCCTTGCCCAAGCGCTTGGCCTCACTGGCGATGTCGTCTAGTGCCTGCTTGGCGTAGTCGAGCACACCGATGGTCAGCGTTCCTGGCTGAACCCCGTCATTCGCGGCCATCTCGATACCCTGCTTGAAGGCTTGCCGGCCGAGCGGGGTCGAAGCGACCAATTTTAGGTTTCCCTCCAGTTTGATCGGCACGTCACGCACGGCGGCATAGAGTGGATCGGCAGCGGTCTTCTGCGCGGTGATAATCTGCTGTGTCAGGCCACCGATTTCCTGCCCTTTGCCAATGGTGCGCCCAACGTCAGCAGCAACCCGGGCCGGCCCAGCCTTCGCGCGATTGGTGATCGTATCGCGCAACATCTTCTGTCCGGGGCCCCGAACCGAGGCAATGCCGCCAGCAAGCGATTGGAGGTTCGGGCCCATGTCCATCAGCGTTGCGTCCGGGCCCATCTGGGCCATAGCGCGTTGCAGGCCCGGAGCGGTGATTTCATCGGCCTGCATGGCGCGAGCAACGTTCTGCGCTGCCTTGGGTACGCCGCGCCCAGCAAGTGCGCCGACCCCTGCCCCGATGCCCTTGAATGCCAACGGAGCAATGCCACCAACTGCGCCACCAAGCATTGCGCTCTGGCCCGCATCGCCAAGGTCGCCACCCCGGGCTAGAGTGTCGGCGCCGGCAATGCCTGCACCGGAAAGGCCGCCCATGACCATCTGCGAGCCAAGCCCGCCCGTCATGCCGAGGGCGCGCCCGGCAAGGGCCGAAGTCATACCCAACCCGGTCAAGGGCCCGACAGCACCGGCAACCGTACCAACTCCCGCAGCCAGGGGGAATTCAGCCTGTTCGGCCGCATTGATCCGGGCGCGATCCTCGGCAGTCTGTTCAGGAAAGCCGAGGGCGTTGTTTACCCACGCATCAACCTGGTTGCCCGCACTGGTGAGCGTTGGGCCAACAATCGGGATGGCATCTACAGCCGAATTGGCAAACGAGTTGATCTGGTCCATCCACGGGACTGCGGATGGCTGGTAGCCGGTTCCCGACGCCGCTTGGGGTGGCGCGGGCTGCTGCCCACCCTGGGTTGCCAGATATTCGTCCAGCGTGTCGCTTGCGGACTGAGCGTCTGGCGCCTCAATCTCAAACTTGCGACCATCTGGGGTCGCCACCTCGAACTTGGCCATCAGAGAGGCTTCACAGTGTTGCCGTTGGGCATGGTGACTATCCCCTGAAGTGGCTTGTAGCTTTCGGGCTGGCGAATGAACATTCCCGGGTCAACGCCATAGTTCCGGGCGCGCGTCGTGAATTGGTCGTTGATGCTGCCGAGGTTCGAAGCCGTCTCGGAGTAGATGCCTTCCGCGAGTTGCACGAACTCCTGTCGGACGCTCTCTGGAAGACGTTCGCCGTTGATGACACGGCTGACCAGGCCCTGAATTTGCTCGCCATAGGAGCCGGCCTGCGCCGCCGTGGCAAACTCGCTTTCACGAACCACTGAACCCGGATCAAGCATTTTCATGTAGCCATAAATCAGCCCCATGTCGCCCGCGCCCGTCTGCAACGCCGCCGATTGGCGGACGCGCTCGTAACCGCTCTTGACCGTCTCGTACATCTTTACCGGATCGGAGCCTGCGTACTGAGCATACAGGTCTTTTTCGTTGCCGAACTGATCCTGTGGATCAGGCGCGCCCTGATAGACTGGCTGATATGTCGTTGGGTCGAGCAGAGTTTCTCCAGGGCCGACGCTGATAGGCGGCTTTGGCGCCTGAGGCTGGCTCCTGCGCAGAGCTTCCGCCCATGCCGCACCCATATCCATACCGCCGCTTTCAACGCCCGCAACGAGGTCGTCAAACCCCTTGCTTCGCATGTAATCCATGGTCTGGTTGAGCTGCCGAGCCCGTTCGGCTTCGGCCTTCTGCTGAGTGGCGAAGGCGTCGTCTGCCTGCCTGCCCTGCGCGGCCATCATCAGGCCGCTGGACAACCCTTCGCCGATATTGCGGCCGCCGGCAATGCCGGCGCCGAGCCCCATGAGGGCGCTGCGGTTATTCCCCACGAATTGGGTAAACGGGTTGTCCCACCCAAACGCTTCTGCAATAGCCATGATTCAGACCCTCTAGAAGAATGCCCCGCCAAGGCCAATCGCGCCACCAAGTGCCTGCTGCCACCACGGGGCGGATGGCGTCGATACCGAACTCTGCTGCGTAGATGCGCCCGCATTGCCCGATAGAATGCTCGTGGCCCGGCCCAGCGTGTCCCAGCCAGAATCATTGCTGCGGCGGAACAGATCATTCTCACCCTGCAACTTGGCCTGTGCGTCCGCGTCGAGCAGTTGCCCAATGGCCAGTTCGTTCTGACCCGGAAGCAGTGTGCTGCTCCACAGGCTGGGAACTGCCGCAGCAGCGCCGGCCGCATTGTTCATCGCGGACTGTCCGACGCCGGCAAGTCCGGCCGTGGAATTGGCAACATTCCCGTGCGCCGTCTGAGCAATACCAGCGAGAGCCTGATTGCCGCCGAGCATGCGACCCAGGCGGTTCTCGTAGTTCTGCATGTCCATGCCGGCATAGACGTTGCCGAGTTCCTCGGTGGCATTGCCAACGTGCGAACCTGAACCGAACCGGCCCGAACTGGTGAACAGACCACTCACGTCCCTAAGCGTGTCTTGCCCAGCCTTGGCCCGCAGTTGAGCATAGCCCGGCGCATCGGCCTGGCTCTCACGCAAATACTGCTGCACACCCTGTTGCGCCGACGAAAGCCCGGCATTGTAGCCGCTGCGGCTGATATCGTTGCGATAGACGCTCTGCGCCGAGGTGAGCGCTGGATTATAGCCATTGCTCGCCACGACGCCGTTGGCCCAATCATAGGCGCCGTCGAGCCCGTCCGCCCCCTCAAAGCCCTTTTTGGCAAGATGGGTCAGTGCGCCCGTGGTCGTGCTGGACATGCCGGGATAGAGCGACTTGTCAAAGACCGCCGTTCCCTTGTCCATCTGCCCTTGCAGCCCGGTCAGGAGCTTGGTGACCGTGCTGTCAACCATGGGATTGGTTGATCCGCTGGTCGTGGTTGTCGTGTCAGTACCGCCGCCGCCCATTAGCTAAGCTCCTTCATCAGTCCATTCCGGTGCCCTTCAAAGGGGCGGTAGGTGGGTAAAATCGTTGACCAGTCGCGGCCGCAGAGCCGGATTTCGGTGCAGCCAGCGTTGCGCGCGACGGCCTCGAGCTGGGCCATGACGCTGCGAATGGTTGCGATGCGCGCCTTGGGGCCGCCCTCGATCTGTCCAGCCAGATATTTGACCCAGCAAACGAGGTCGCTGGCCACCTCTATGACCATGAGCGCATGCCCAGGCCCCGAGATTGCCAAAAGCCTGTCAGCGCCCGTCTCTAGCCGCCTGTGCAGCCCTTCGAGCGTCTGTCTGGGGTCCGCCTGCACTGCCGGCGCCAGTATTTCGGCAATGACCGGCCAATCCCGCTCTATGCGGGCCGGCTCGACATGGACGAATTGCATTTTATCAGTTGACGCCCAGCGCCGTGGCATCCGGGCTCATATAGGTGACGAAACAGTCAATCTGGTTGGCCGTGCCCGCCGTGGCCCGCAAGGACCATCCCGACTGCAACGCTAAAGGCTCATTGAAGATCAGGGTTTGCTTTGCCGTCATGGCGAGGGCGTTGCGCAGGTAATAGCTCGTGGTCCCGTCGAACAGCTCAAGCGTCAGCGTCGGGGTAGCGCCGGCAATTTCCGTGGCGATAACCGAAAGGATCACGGTGCGCTTGATGCCCGAACCGCCATAAAGGACGGTCGCGCTGGTCGTGGTAAGTTTCGTGGCCTTGGTAAGGATTGACCCGCCGGTAAGGGTGAAGCTCATTTCGGCCCCCCGGTACTTGCCTTAATGTGGTCGACTCCCTTGGCGTAGGTCCAAATGCGGCCAGCCGGGATTTCGCGCTTGAAGGAGAGGTTGAGTCCCCTGCCCCGTTGCGGCGTTCGCCCGCCCGAAACCTTAAACTCGCCATCATTGTAGTCGGTGGTCACATCATCCAGGCTGTCCGTAACCCTCATGGCGAGCGTCCCACCAAAACAGTCATCAATCGGCGTTGCCCAGGTAATCAGGGCCGTGACCGGGCTGTTGCTGGTCGATGTCTCAATCGTTGCGGCCTGCGCTTCGCCCGAAAACGACGCGTAGGTCAGGTCCGCATCAAGCGCCGCCAGGAACTGTTGCCCGCCCGCCCAGAACCGGTCATCGAAAGGAATCTCTGGAATGGCGTCCCAGGTTGGCCAGATCGCGCCAACCGCGTCCCAGGTATAGCCCGAGGTCGCCACCCGACTCATGAACACCGCCGTTGTCTGCCAGGTAAACCAGCGGTTGGTGACGTTGGGCGCGTAGCTGTAGCCGAGAATGAAGCCCGCCGTTGTGGTTAGCCACAGCACGATCTTGCGGGCTGGGTCGATTGCCGCTTGCACGTCCTTGAGCACGGTGGAAGATACCTGGTTAAGGAACCATTCATCCACATAGCCGGCGCCGATCGGCTCAAGCCCTGCCCCCGAAAATCGCCAGAAGCCATTGGTGGCCAGGAAATAGACCGCGCCGTCAAACCCGGCAATCGACTTGCTGCCGACGCTGCCGCGATCAAGGGCAATTTCCTGCAACGAATACATGGCCCCGCCGCCAGCATTGCCGAACTGGATAAGCCGCATGGCCCCGCGCTGGAATATAACCGCCGCGCCGTTCTTGAGGTTGACGCCCCCGACCAGCTCCCCGCCGACTTCCAGCGGCTGCTGATCTGCTGCGCCGCCGGTCCAGTCGGTATGATCGTTGAAGTCAGAATTGCGAATGAGCCGGTTATTCCGGTTGCCAATATCGTCCTTGCAATCGAGGGCGAAAACGAGATTGGCCGTGACGAAGATAAAGCGCGGATCGCCCGCAGCTGAAATGTACGTCGCCGCCCCGCCAAGCTCGATATTGTAGGCCCACAGCCCGTCTGTCGTATTGGTATAGAGCAGGAAGTTGCCGAACTGCTCGCAGGACCAATCATCACCCGGAGTGCAGGCATAGCCCGTCTCCAGCTCGGTGAAGGTGAAGTCTGCCTCCATGCGATAGAGCGCGCTGGCGGTCAGGAAAAACACCTGCGTCGTGCCGTCACGCTTGACGGTGGTAATGGCGCCACGCGCCTCTGCCGGTAGAGCATCGCCTGTTCCTGGGCCGATCAGGCTCGGCGCCGGGCCATAGCCGACAGTGTTGGGCAGAACGCCCTCTGCAACAATGCAAGTGCCGGTGGCATTGCGGCCGGCATCAGGGGCGAAGGGGCCATAGGGGAACTGCATCTAGTTTGTTCCATCCCAACCGTAGCGCCAATACCGCCCGATACGCGGCAAAGCCGCATCCACGGTCGAAACCGAGCGCTTGGACTGCGCAATCGTGTTTTTGATGCTGGGAATGGCCTCCTCAAGAATGCCCTTCCAGATAGAGCCATTCGACCAGTCCTCATTGTAGCCGGCGCCCCACATCAGGGTTGCTGCCAGATACACGTCAGGGTGGTTGGTCAGCAGCCAGTTGGTGGCGCTGGTGGCGAGGCTGAACTTTTCCCGATAGCGCAGCCGGAAAGGGTAAGCCGCGTCGAGCGGGCAATCAAAATCGATGTTCGTGCCATCAATGGCCCACACAGACGGGCGGCCACTGTCGGTCAAATAGGGGAACGTGCCATCAGCCTTGGGCGTGATGAACACCTCGTCGTTGCCGACTTCGGCCAGGAACAGGGCGATAGGCTGCACCATGGAAACCGCTGAAATATCTATGCGGCGGCTGTCAGCAACACCCGTTAGTGTCGCGTCGGTCTCGACAGCTCCAAGCTCACGGTTAAGCCGGGCCTCGGCTAGCAGTATCCAGTCCACAACCTGCCCGGTTTGACCGGCGCGGGTCATCCAGTCGAGGGCAGAGGCTTGCAGGTCGGTGTAATTAGCTAGTGCCATTCCTGAGCCTCAATCCATGCTTTCGGGTCGCCGTGGTAGGCGCGCAATCCATCGTGGTGCCGGAGCTTGATCGCGGGGTCGAGGAACACTTCGCCGCCCGCTTCACGCCACAGTCGGCAAAAGCCGTAATCCTCACCCCAAATCCGGCCCTCATGCAGGCCAGTGGGGAAATAGTCCCGAGTTTCGCGCCCATCAGCGTCAAGGTATGCTCCCGCGTTGATCTTCTCGAATGCGGAACGAGCAATCTTGATGAACCCACCCGGCAAACCCTCGACCGTATAGAGGTCGCCGTGCGGCTGTGGAGCGCCGCGAAGGTGGTAGTATTCATCCTCACGCTTAGCCCGGTAGGTGCCGCCGATGACCTCTTCCGGCCGCCTGGCCAGCCTCGCCAGGTCACCACCCGTCCAACTCATGTCACTATCGACAAAGACGAGACATGCTGATTGAGGCGTATCCAGAAAGCGGCGAGCCAGCCTGTTGCGGGCGACCCCAATCATGGAACAACCAATTTCCCACATGACGAGGAAATGGACCCCCTGCCCGTATCCAAGCAGTTGCTCGGCAAGCAGGGAGTCCACGGTTTGAGCGCAGGGCTTTCCGTCCATTGATGGAATGCCTACGCAGACCAGCATCAGGCGATGAGGCCCAGGCTTGCCAGAGCGGCGTGGATTTCGTCCACGGCAGCAGCGATGTTGGCGGCGGTCGTGGTGCCGGCCGTCAGTGCGGCGGCAAGGGTGCAGGTGGGCTTGGCAACCGTAGTTGCAACGCCGAAGAAACCGACCAGATCGTCGGACTTGCCGAGAACAACGCCAGCGGCATCGCCATCGGAGAGCTGTTTCGCAGCCATGATAATATCCTTTCAGAGATGAGGGATGGCGGGGCTCAAGGCCCCGCCACTACGATCAGGTTCAGGTCGTACCGCTGACGCGGGTGGCCAGACGGGGATCGATGGTCTTGGTGGCGTAGAGGATGTCGAGGCGCCAGGCGCTCGTGTCGTTCACGCCGTCATAGACCGGGATCACGCGGACGTTCAGGCCCTTGTAGGACTTGCGCGCCACGTCAACCGCGCCAGGAGGGGCAACCAGCGGGACCGAGACCAGAGCGAAGGCGTTCTTGTGGAACACCAGGTTCTGACGGTAGCCGGTGCCGCCCGTGCCGACCTTGGTGATGGCCTTGCCATCGGTGGGGGCAGCACTGACGTTCTTGAAGGCGCCGGTCGGGATGATCGGGGGCGAAATCTTGATCGCCGTATCACCAGCAGCAGTCACGGTGTCCTCCAGAACAACGAACTGCTTCTTGAACGCCAGCGTGGCCTTGGTCACTGGATTGACCGCATAAACGTCTGCGATTTCCAGCACGTCGCCAGCCTTGAGCGTGGAGGCATCCCAGCCATCGGTGGACAGGTACATGTACCCGGTGTCCTTGGTGGCTTCCCATGTGGTGGACAGAACGCCATCACCGGCCGGGGCGTCAGTCACCGCAGAAGCAGTCGCAGCCGCGCCAACAATATGGGTCGGAACGTTCTGCGACATGTAGGTGTCAACGCCACCGATCATGCCGAGTGCGCCCTTGCGGTATGCGCCCTTGGCCACGTCCTGCATGTAGAGCGCTGTCTGCGAACCAAGCAGGCCCCAATGATCCGCCGGCGAAAGCACCGAGGCGCGTTCGGACGGCACCGCGTATTCGTCCAGACGCTCAGGCGCCTTGGCGAAATCGGCGTAGGAGTTGATCGGGGAGGCGGGAGTGCCAACCCATGACGGAATGTCCTTGTAGAGGGCCATCAGATCGGTATCGACCTGGTTGGCAAGCTGGACCATGGCGGGCTTGATGACCCGTTCGGACAGTTCGCCAATGTTGAGGGTCAGTTCCTGGCTGGTGAAGCGGAAGTCAATGCCCTTGCGCTTGTCCACCGTAATGGTGGTCTTGCCTTCGTTGACTTCCTGCACGTCCATCACCGCACCGTCGCGAACGGTGAAGTCGGTGGGCTTGCGGATCGAGATCGTTTCACCGACCTTGTAGCCGTTGACCTTCTTGGAGAAGTCGTCTTCGTATCCACGGAAGACCTGCTTGGCCATGACCAGCTCATTATCGAGAATGGTGATGGCCTCGGCGGCGATGATGTCCGCCGTCAAAGTACGCTGCGTCATTTTGGGTTCCTTGAGGGGTTAATTACCGCTTCTTCCCTGCCGCGCGAGCCGCCGCATAGGCCTCCATGTCATCGCCCTTGGCGAGGTCGGCCACCGACTTGGAAGTCGATGGACTGGACGCCGCTTTGACGGTGACGAGGGGGGTAACGGTGGGCTTTTGGGCAGGCTTGGGAGCGGCCTGTTGAGCGATGGCCAGTGAGCCGATATGCGCCTTGTGCAGCAGGCTCAGGAGCGTGGGGCTCCAGTTGGCTTTCAGCACTTGTTCCGGGATGCCCTCGGAAGTTGCGAAAGATACGAGCTTGTCGATGGTGGCGGCGCGGGTTTCGGCAGTCAGGCCAGGGATGATCTTGGGTGCAGCCTCAAGGGTTTCCTGAACGCGCTTGGCAAGGTCTTGCTGCGCTTTCTCAGTCCGCTCGCTCTGCGTCTTGCTGAGTGTGCCTTCCAGCTCAGCTTTCTGGGCTTTTAGGTCGTCATATTCCATGCGCGCCCGCTGAGTGCCCAGCGGATCGTTCTGCATATGGTGCTGCCAATCGGCAGGGGTCAGCTTGGCATACTCCGCCAGCCGTGCACTCACGCCCTTGAGCGTGGCGCGCGCTTCCAGTTCAGCTTCCGTGGCTTCGGCTTGCTGGGCGAGCGCTGCTTCGCGCTGTTCCAGTTCCTTGGCCTTTTCGGCAACTGTCTGCGTTTTCTTGGTGTAATCCCCCTGCATGAGGAATTCACCTTCAAGCTCTTTGGGAACCTGAAACTGTTTGCCGTTGCGCACGAGGGTGACGTACTCGATTGCGGGCGCCTCTCCACCTTCTTCGGAGCCTTCGTCCCCTTCCGTATCGCCGGGGTCAGTATCGACCGGCAGTTCTTCTGGGGTTTCGTCGGTTTCGACTTCCGCCGGCGCCGCGATTGCTGGGGTGTCCAGTTCGGGCAGTGGGGCAATAGATTCCTGTTCGTCGGCCATAGACGTGCAATCCTCAAGGGTTGTTGCGGTGGTGGATTAGTTGGTGTTGGGTTGTGGCTGCGCAGCGCGCGCCCTGGCATTCATTGCCGCCGTCGCCGTGGCAATGCGCTCGCGGGAACTGATTTCCCTCAGGGCAATCTGCTCCTTGCTGGCGATTTCGGCGAAGGCGATCTGTTCGTTCTGAGCGAGAGTGGCGAGCTTAGCGGCCTTGTCCGCCTCGATCTTGGCTATGGCCGACTGCTCACTGGCCTTGAGCTGCTGGGTTTCCTGCTCAAGTTCTTGGATCTTGGCCTTGCCCTCTTCGATGAGCTTTTGCACCTCGGGCGGGATAGGCGGTGCGCCGGTAACCTGTGGGGGCAGCATCTTCTTCAGGCGCTCGGAAATCTCGTCGGCACCCTTCCAATCGAGCGACTTGACCAGCACGTCACCGATGAGCGGAGCCGCAGCCGGATAGGCCTGGATCAGCATCATCATCTGTTCGGCGGTTTCCTGCCGCTGGGTCGTGTAGCTCGGGCCTGTGGAGACTGTCAGGTCGTACTTGCCAACCGTAAGGTCATGCAGCGCCATGACGGTCTGTCCCTGCTCGTCAACCTTGGGCTGGCCGGTTTCCTTGTCGATTTCCGGCGCCGGCTGGTTGATCTGCTGGGGCGTTTGCGACCCATCCTCGCCAATAACGCGGACAATGCGCGGAGCGTCATAGACGTGCGGGATGAGATCGATAATCACCCGACCGGTGTGCCTGATAGCGCGGGCCAGGTTGTCGATGAAATGGAAGGTGGAAACGTCACCCTCACGCTGGCGAGCCATAATAGCTTTGCCGCTGGTTTCATTCGACCGGGCGCCGAGAGAGGCGTCATAGATGCCAGTGATGGACTTGATATCGTCAGAGGCGTTGAGGGCTTCCTGCATGGAGCCGGCAGCAACGCCGCTGTCGAGTGGCTGGCGCTGGGGCGGCATATCGCCCGTATATTCCAGGTACGAATGGCTCTTGATGTTGGCGGTCTGCCAACGCTCCTGATCGTGGTCAAATTGGCCCTTCTTGCCAATGAACGGAACGCGCGGCGCCAGGGCCACAAGCTCGGTTCCTGACGTGCGCCAGAAATTGAGCATCTGCTGCGCGTCCTTGGCCCCGTTGATCAGGGATCGCAGATAGCGCTTGCCGTCGATCCAGAACTCATCACCGTACACCGGGATGATCGGGATATACTTGCCAGGCCATTCCCGCTCGGAGAGGATTTCCGCGCCGGTCATGATACGCTGGATAACGCGATAGCATTTGGTAACGCGCGTATCCTTGACGGCGATAACGCCGGCCTGAATCATCAGCGCGAGGTTTTCGTCTTCCGTGAGGTCCTTTTCGTCGCGGGTGCTACCATCCGACAGCTTAACGATGGTCTTTTCGTAAAGCTCTCGCGTCCACCATTCAGCAACGAGAACCTCGTCGCCGTCGAGCCAGTCACCCGAATCTGCCCACGCATCACTATCGTCCCAATCGGTGGCCGTAGCCTTGGGATAGGCCGCCTTGAACGTCTCCTTGGTCATCTTGTCGACAACGAAGGCAACATTCCAATCTGAGCTATCGGCGGAGGTCGAATGCGGATCAGGATAGACCGCTAGGGGGTTGGGAACGCGCTCAATCTTGATATCGAGGTCGAAACTGTCGTCATAGGCATAGTCGAGCCCAACGCGGATATAGCCAAAGCCGCCACCGACCGCACACTCAACCGCCGTATCGTAGGACACGTCAGCATTGCTGGTGTATTCGATGTTGCGGATCAGGCCGTTGATGATTTCCGCCGTTGCGGGGTCGCCCTCGCTATCGACGGGATGCACCTTGATTGACGGCTTGTTCTGGCGGCTGTCATTGACCACCTGGCGAATGACAGGGCCGAGCTTGTCGATGGTCAGGCAGGGACGACCTTCGGCCTCGCGCTGCTTGCGGATGTTTTCGGGCCACTGTTCACGAGCCCGAACGAATAGCGTGTCGTCCTTGTAGGACTGGCGGTTGTCGCTGTCGTGGTCATTGCACAGGGCGAACGCCTTCTTGCCATCTGCAAGCAGATCGTCCTTGTCTGGCTTCTTGTCGTCGTCAGCCATAAACTACCCCATCCATCCGCCAGAGCCGCGATGCGACCCGTAGCCTTCGTCATCAGTTCGTTTCTTGCGGGGCTCTTCGTACGCCACGCTGCCGAGCCCAAAGGCGTCAGCGCCGTTTGATGCCCAATCGTGTTCAGGCCCGAGGCCGATGTTGCGGGTCTCGTCTTTGCGCTCGTGATACCAACCGAGAGCGTCAAGCAGCCCGCCCGTTGTCGCCTCGTTGAACCACATGAGCGGAAACAGGCGGCGAGAGGCTTCGACACGCTGCATGGCAGCGCCTTTGCCCTGGTTGGGAATGACCAGAACGTCATAGCCAGCGTCCCGGAAGGCGCTTTCGTAGGAGACGTCATAGACCTTGTCGTGTGCCACGCCGTCATGCGGCAGGATCACTTGCACTCGCTCCGGCGTGTAGCCTTGCGCGCGCATCCAATTGAGGTGCGAGGCCATCGGCTGGCCAACCGCTTCGTAGTAGTTCAGGACGCGGATTTCGCGGCCAATCCACTGCTCTGCCACGATGGCAAAAGCGTCGGCCTTTGCGCCAGTCCCGCCAATATCCAGTATCAACTTGATCGTCAGCAGCGGGTCAGCAGCGACCCTGCCAATTCGGCCCTGCGCCCTGGCCTCTGCTAGCGGCTTCGCGTAGTAGGCGCCTTCCGCAACCGTCACGTAACCGCCTTCCCAGATGTGGTCATATTGATCTGGATTGTTGGCGAGACAGTCGAGCCGCTCTTGCTCAAGGACGCTTGGGAACCATGGATTATCTGACCAGTTTGCGCGCACCACAGCAGCGCCGGTCGGCTTGGATGGCCCGCGCAACATCATGTCAACGGGATCGTTCTTGCGGCGTGGGTTCCAACTCCACCATAGTTCGGAGCCTTCAGCGCGGATCGTCGGCCGCAACAGGCTGATAGACCGAGCGCTGAGCGTCTGAGCTTCTTCGGCCCAGGCGCGCTTGAAACCCTCCAGCGACTTAATCGACTCCGCCGTGTGGTCCTGCATGCCCTGGAAGATGATAACGCCATCCCCTGGCGTCTTGATCAGCTCGTTGAACACCTTGAAGCCATCCGCTTCACCCAAGCCGTTCTCAGCAAGCTTGCTTTCGATAAGCCGTTTGGCGGAGTCCTTGAGCGACTTCTGCACCTCGCGGATGCAAGCGCTCAGCAGCCCTTTGTTCGCCAGGCTGTCCTCTATCAGCAGTTCGGCAAAGAAATGCGACTTGCCCGAACCGCGACCACCATGGGCGCCTTTGTCTCGTGCCGGCTCCAGAAGCGGAGCAAAGCACTCAGCCGTTTCGAGCTTCAGGACGGACAATGACGCGCCGGATTTCATGGACCAAGTTGATCGGGTCTTCGTCGCCGTCGCCTATGACAGCCTGAGGAACCTTGCCATCAATGCGGTCAGCTACTTCCTTGATGGCAGCGACATCGCCGCTCATGGCCTTCTCGACCAGTGCATCGGCAACAGCGCGCAGCTTGGTCTTGTCTGAGCCCTCTATCGCTTCCTTGATGGCGATATTGAGCATGGCAGCAAACGAACGTTCTTTGGGCGGACGACCGGCCATATTAAATTCACTCAAGCCTTTGACAGACTTGGGGCTCCCGACTGCCTCGCGGCTTGGTCAGATGATGGAATGAAATGCTCTCCAGCCGGAGGCAAAACCGCACTTGGCGATGTGTTTATTCTACTCTTGGTACAGAGCGACGATGCCGGTTGCGGTCGTGCCGGTGCTGTAAACGCCCTTGGCGCGTATCGGGTAGAAGACGCCAGCCGTCAGCGTCTGCGTGACAGGCGCGCTATTGCCGACGCACAGGATTGCAACGTCGCCGTCGACATTGACTGAAAGCCCGATAGTGGGATCGAAGCGGGTCGTGTCGCTTGCTGTAACCGCGACCGTGCGCCCGACGCTTTGGCCGTCGACGAGGTTAGCCATACCGGCCTCCTTATGTTGGTTGAGTTAGGGGTGCGGAGTGGTGTTGAAGTGTGGGGTAGGCTTGGCTTCGTAAGGGCCACTGTGGCAGTGTGGCCGAATGAACCAGGTTGTCCCGATCAAACAGGCCGCACGACTGCCTATCGCTGAGCGCCGTGCGTTCCGGGCGGCGGCGATATTCATTGCGGCTTTCTACCTTCAGACATTCTTGGGTTTCTTGCCCGGTCCGACTGCCGCGCTCGCCTGCGTTCTGTTTTTGCCGGCTATCTTGCCGCGCATGGATTGGCGAGTGCTCGGTCTATTCGTATTGGGAGCAATCATGGCGCCCGTTCTGGCGCTGTTTTCACTCTCTGCCATCAGCCCGGACTATCTTCCTCGAACGCTCATTTTCGGCGCGCAGATCGGCTACCTATGGACGATAGGATATGCTCTCTGCCTGATGCTGACGCGGCTGTCGCCTGATCAGTTCCGACGCCTCTGTGTCCGGGGTATGTGGCTACTCATAGCCATCTGCGCCATTGAACTCTTCACGCCAATGCGGGCGGTTTTCGACCAGTTTCGATTTGAATACTACGGCGCCAGGGCTTACGACGCAGCTTCCAGAGACATCCTCTCGATGGGCGGCATCCGTCCGATGGCCTTTGCCAGCGAACCGAGCTACCTGGCGCTGTATTTCGGCCTGATGTTCACCGGAGCCCTGTTCACCTCCACCCGTGCTAGCCAACGGCTATGGGCCATTGTCGCATTTGTCGCAGGTGTTGCGCTGATCCGATCCCCGAGCCTGGTCGCCCCGATTGCCTCCATTGCTGTCTTCTACACCACGGCATTCTTCAGCCGGAAGCGGTGCATGGGATGGAAGGTGTTCGGGTCGGAGAAACTTCTTGTCCTGTGCGCGTTTTATGCGGCGCTTGTCGCATTTGTTGGCGTTCTGGCGTTCGGCGTCGAGTTGGACTTGGGTCGCATCGAGTCCCTACTTTCCGGCGAAGATCGCAGCTTCATCTCCCGCATCGGCGCCCCCGCCGAAATAGCCCGCCGAGTCATCGACCTTTCCCCATGGTTCGGTGCTGGGGCTGGTGGAAATGAGGTGATCTACCCCATCATGTACAACGTCATGTCGCAAATGCAGGGAATTTACTTTGATCCCGCCAGATTTGCGATTCTGATCGGCGCGCCCATCGTTTCCCATTGGACCTATTTTGGCATCGTTGGCGGGCTTATGATGCTGGCCATTTACCACACTATGTTCCGTCGCATCATAGGCAAAAACATGCTCCTGTTCTGGGGCACGGCGTCGAGCTATTTGGTCCTTACCGGCGGGTACAGCTACCATACTTGGATAGGCATCTTCTTTCTCGCCGCGATCATGGTCCACACCGCGTCACTCAAAACGGCCATCTCAGAGATAGTTGATCGCGAGCCCCGTGGTATCGCTGTTCTCTGATATGGCGGACGGCGCCCCGACCAGGGGGCCTATGTTTATTGTCCCTGTCACTTCCGCGCCGTAGAAATCAAAGGGTCTTAGCGGATAGGTGTCCCGCACGAACGTGCCCTGCACGGCGACTTCTGCACTGATGATTTTGAGGCATGTCGAATTGACATTCTGCGTTCGAGCAGCGCTGCCACCCGTGCAATTGATGTTGAGCGATATGCCGCTGATCTTCGCCGGATCAATGGATAGATCGGTCTCGAAATTGTCGTCCACCGACGCTGGGCCATTGCGCAAAAGCCCGCCAGAGCCAGTTACGTCGAAGGTGACGTTGTGGACCTCGCGCCCCTCGTGCAGCACATAGGCCCGAGCGATGGTGCCATAGTGGGATATGCCGTTGCAGTTCACAAACTCAACGTCATTGATGATCAAATCGTCAGTAACCTGCGACTCTCCACCAGCAACAAAGGCATCATCGCCGGCCTCTGCAACGCCGCCCCGAACCGAGATCGCGCTGCCATGGATGACGTGGACCCCATCCTGGTGCAGTTCCGAGCCGTTTTCCACGACAGGATCAACCAGCTCAACATTCATCCCGCCAAAGCGGAAACCCATAGAGCCGCGATGGACGAACCATTGTTCTCCAGTGCCCTCGCTGGTTACGTCTATGGCCGAACCACCCAAAGTTACGGAGACCTGAAATGTGGTTTCAGTGGCATTGACCACAAAGTATTGTGCTGCCTCGACTCCACCTGGACGGACGCCATCGGTGAACTCCACCACCTGGTCGCCGTTGACAAATGGATTTGCGGCACAGGAAAAAGTATCGGTGTCCGGGTCAACCGAGACAACGATGTGCTCCTGGTTTCGATGCCTGACAGTCAGCCCCTCAATCAGCGCATCTCTCAGGAAGTAGAGGCGCAGCAGGCCGAAACCTGCGTCGAAATCTCCTTGGTCCAACGTGCCGCCCGTAATCCGCAGGCCGTCATAGTCACCATATGCGGGCATGCTCGGAAAGGTCAGAAAAGCCGACCCAGCATCGGCATTCAGAAGGAACACGCTTTCCTCGAAGATCAGGTGTTTGGCCTGACGAAGAAACGGCAGGCGCAGTCCGCCAGTTTTGAAGACATGCGCCCCTGGAAAGACCATTTCCGGCGCATCCATTGCCAACGCAGCGTTAACGGCTGCGGTGTGGTCGAGTATGCAGGGACCGAGAACGTCTGCCTTCAATTCCGCCGTCATGTGGTCCCACACAGTTGGCGCATGGACGAGAATTTGCGGCGCACAAATGCCTATCGTGGGCATCTGCTAGTCCTGATGGAACAGGTGGACCGAATAGCTTTCGAGGGTCAGCGTGTCAGTGCCGTCTCCGAGCTGCGCCGTCAGGACCAGAGTGGTTTCGGCGGAGGTATCTATCGCCGCCGTCTGGAAGGCGTTTGCGGATCCGCCTACGCCGCTGGCCGAGCCAGAACGACCGCCTATCTGGGAGCTTTCCGAGTTCCGGTTCTCCACAGTAAATCGAGCCTCGGCCGTGGCAAAGCTGACTGTTGCCTGCCCAAAAATGACCGTTCCGCCGATGCCTCCCAGCCGACCACGAATGGTCTTGGTACTTGCATCATTAGTGGCGGACACTTTTAAAAGGATATCTAGCAGCCCGTTTGCACCCATCGCCCCTGCGGGTATGGTGATCGTCGCCAGAACATTTTCGTTGGTGTCGTTGGGGCATGTTACTGCAACAGCAGAGTGTGCCAGCATCGTCGGCCACGAACTAACAGCCTGGCGACCGCCCTTGCCGGAAGCATCGTGGCCGATGACATGGGTGAGGGTGCGAAGCGGCGCGCTCTTAATATTGTCAACCATCACTCAATGTCCCATTCGAGGTATTGCGGATTGCCGTTTTCGTCGTCCCACTGGATGAGTTGCTGGACACCGAACTCGTTGTCCCACGCCAGGATAACCGCGCCAGCTGAGGGATGGGGCCCCCCACCCGCGTTTAGAGCCGCACTGCCCAAATGCAATCCAAGGCTGAGCGATAGGCCCATGGTGACAGCCTCTTGGTTGAAATGGGGGTGGGATTAGCCCCTGGCTGTTGAAGGCCAAGGGCTGGGGAGGGTGACCAAAGCACTCGGCGTCTATGCGAGACGTTGCTGCCTTGGTGGGGCGTGATAGGGATCGAGCGGGCGTCTTGGCTAAGGGTGACGTGAATGTCGGCGCCGCGCTCGAAGGGGTTGAGGCGTTATCTGGTCCGCTTGGAGAGCGCCATTCCATGGCAGCGCTCAGACCGTAGCCTCAAACTGAATGTAGGTATCGAGACGGTATCTGCGTCTTACGGCGTTCGCGTTCCTACAGGCCGCCGTCTCGATCTCTTTGCCCTGATGGAGGGCGGAAACTTGGGGCGCGGTATTTAGCTCTATCGGCCGTCGCCTTACTGCCTACTGACCGCCTGTCGTCCACCCGAGGCATCTAGGGGACCGTCTCCCCACTCTGCCATGGACGCTCCGAGAATCTCTTACACGGCCAGCTTGTCGGAAGCGCCTGTGCCGTGAGCATTTCGGGTTCTAGGCCCGGAATTCAGTGCGCAAAAAAGAATGTGCCAGTTGCGCGTCTGGCTGGGCCGGGCCGGCGGCGAACGCTACAGAACACCCGATCATCCGCCAACCAATCTACGCTGCTTCGTCTCTGAACGCAATAACCTCCAGGTTATCGAGATCGGTGAACTCCACAGGCATTTCGCGGCCTTCGGAAATGATAACAGCGCGCACAGTGCCCTTTTTGGTTATACTGACGATCCTAGCCAATACGCGCTCAGCGGCGGTCATGGGAGCCGTTATGTGCATCCCGGCACGGAAGCCGCCGAGCTTCGCTTGACGCTGGGCATGGCGAACGTCTGCCCTGCCCTTGCGCATCTCACGGCGAACGCCTCTGGTCTGACCATCCTCGTGGTCCATTCCTCGCTGCGCCCGCATGATTGTTGCAACATCAGAGCGCGGCATATGGTATGCTTTGCCGTCGAGATAGAGGACGCCCTTGACGCCTTGGCATTGGCGAAGCGCATACCAGTTCGGAGGACCATTGAAGCGCATGAAGATGTAGCCAGTCATGAGGGGGCGGCGCTTGATGATCGGCTCCTTTGTCCGATGGTGGCGCCTTACTATCGCAAGCCGTGGCATGTGCGCCCGAAAGCCAGCCCTGCGGATTTCCGCAACCGCCTTACGCTCGCAGTTTGGATTGCACTGCACGATAAACCAGCTCTCGCTCATAGTCGGTATGCCCCTTGTGTGTAGGTTAGGCTGGAAGACTGGTCGACCGACACTGGTCGCACTGCTCAAAGTCTCGGAACCCGTGCTCACATGGCCTCAAGCTCCGCACCCAAGACTTCCGCTGTGCTTCGATCATGGCCGCGTATTCCTCTTGGCTCATGGCCTTGACGAACGCTACGGCCTCTTCCAAGCCCTTGATGATCTTCGCTCCGCTCATCCCGCTATCCTCTCACTCTGGCCAAGGTATGGGGTCATGCTGCTGTCCTCCGAATAAGATCGGCCGGCGCTTTGCAGCCAGGATCGCCGGGGCGCGGCCCCCACGCGCCCCAGACATCGTGCTCGTAGAAGTCACGAACGCGCGCTGGCCAATCCACTTCCTTGGCAGCAGGCTTGGGAACGATGGCCCGACGCTCGGCTGCCCGTTGCTCGATGATTTTCACGAAGTACTTCCAGCTCCCGATGTCGGGGCTGGCCTTTTCGCGGATGACCGGCAGAATGTCGGTGTCCAAGTCGTATCCGGCAGCCGTGAGGTCGGTGATCTGGCTGATGCCCATAGCCAGCTTCTCGTGACACTGGCCACGAGATGAAGCCGCCTCAAGCAGCCTGTCATATAGGAACCTGCTCGCGCCTAGCTGCGAAGCAGCTTCTCTCTGGTTTCTGGTATCTGGAAGATGCTGTGGCAAACCTATGGCATTTGCCATCATCGCCTCTTTATCTTTCAAGGCCTTAGCGCGCCCACCCCTTGCCCCTGCGGAAGCCCTCAAATCACGTTTACTCTCGCTTTTCTGGAGTTCTTTCGTCAGCCTATTGTGGCGAACGGCATCCCCATCGACCGAGAAAAACCCCATCAAATCAGCGGCGACGCCACGCCACTTCTTGACGGACATGCGGGTTACCCTGGCCAACTTTGCTTCGTCATTGGGGAGGGAGCCACCTGCATTCCACATCGCCATGAGCAACAATAGATATGCACCCACCTGTTCAGTGCTCAGGTGAAGCGTGTCTCCGACAAAATCGGAGACGTACAGCTGCATGAAAGGGCGTTCGCTCAAGATACCCTCCGCAGGATTTTGAGCAGAACCTCTGCCGCGTATTCAGCGGAGCAGTTGAACCACTCTCCGCGGCCGGACCAGTAGGCTTTGAGTTTGCGATGCGCCTTCTCTTCCACGGTCATAGCCGAGTATTCGCAGCACGTCTCGAAGCGAGCAAACACAGTGATTGGGCTCTGAAACTGCTGGCGGAGTTCGGAAGCGCGTTTGGTTGGCTTGGCCGCGTAGCCCACCTTGACGCATCCATCCGAACGCTCATGCATCACATAAACGAACGAACGCCGCTTGGTGCCTTGGCAGTAGAAGCAACGGACTCTCATTGGTTGTCCCTGATGCTGGAGTGCGCAATCGAACACCACAGGCGCACATCATCGGTGGCGCCGTTGCGGTTCTTGCGGATGAGGAATTCCATGGCCCAGCGAGCATCCACGAGGCGGTTATGATCGGCGTCGGGGTCTTGAGCCAGGTAATAGGCTTCTCGGTACAGGAAGCCGATCACATGCGCGTCCTGCTCGATTTCACCGGACCAACGTAGGTCCGACATGATCGGTCGCTTGTCGTCCCGCTTCTCAACGTCGCGAGAGAGCTGGCACAGCAGCACGACGCAGCAATCCAGCTCCTTGGCCAGGGCGCGGGCGCGGCCTGACACTTCCCCGGCCTCGGCCACCTTGTTGCCGGCATAGCGCTCGGAAGGCGTCACAAGCCCCATATGGTCGATGCAAACCACAGCCAGCTTGATCCCGGCTGCTTCCATTTCGATCTTGAGCCGACGAGCCTTGGCCGCGATTTGTGCAAACGTCAGGCGGGCACTGTCGTCAATGTGCATCGGTGCTGCGCTCATGGCATCAGCGGCGGCCCATGCCGCCTCATCATGCTCCTGCTTCATCTCACCCTTGAGCAGGGTTCCGAAGTGCGGCGCACTGGTGCTGTCCATAGCGTCGGACAACATGCGGGCAGCGATTTCCTCACGGGTCATTTCCAGCGAGAAGATAGCGACCCCTGCCCCGCTTTCGGCCGTGCGGCGAAGCGATGAGCACATGAATGCAGACTTGCCCATCCCAGGGCGCCCGGCGATGACGTAGAGCTGGCCACGACGATAGCCGTTGAGTTTTGTATCGAGGATGCGCAGGCCAGTTGTTACCCCGCGCTGCTGATCGGGTGACGACATAGCATCAAAGAGGGCGGTAGTTGCCTGGCGCAGGCTTCCACCGGCTTTCTCCTGCTTGACCTCCATCAACGTATCCAGATCGAGCAAACACCCGCTGGCGACCTCGTATGGGTCTGCCTCGAATGTCTGTGCGGCCTCGGTGGCTCGTGCCGCCATTTCCACCAGCGAGCGCCGTGCCCAGCGATCCTTGAGGGTAGCGACAAGGCCGCCAATCATTTCCACAGGCAAGCCAGCAGAACAGGCGCGAGCATAGAACTCGCCACGAGACACGCCGCCAAGATCAAGCGGTAATGCAGCCATGATGGTTGGGGCCGTAAGGCGGTGGCCGGCATCGTGGATTTTCAGGCATGCATCGAACATATAGCGCGCCAGGCTGTCACCGAACCATTCCGGCTTGATGAGCGGCGCATATGTCGCGAAGGCATTGGTCTTTGCATTGTCATTGACAAATAGCGAACCCAGCAGGGTCAGCTCTACGTCAACTTCCGACAGCTCTATTTTGGGCGCGACCGCCGTCATGATGCGCGCCCCGTGAATGGTTCGACCCAAGCCGCCCAGGCCTTCCCTGCGGCAATGCCATCGGCAACATCGCGGGTGCGGTCGGCTTTGTCGCGAGCATCAAGATACGCCTGCCAAAGAGCCTGGAGGCGGTCATCCTTTACCCTCTTGTTCACGTCCAGAAATACGAGATCGCCCATATGGCTTGGCCTCTGCAAATCAGTCGTCTAGAAATTTACGCCCTGTTAACAACTCGCGTCTTGCCCGTTCGGAACAAGAGTTAGCGGTGCTTCACCGCCTCCTGTGAACACTGTGGACAACGGGGAAACCGAACTAATGCCTTGACGTCTCTTGTGTGCTGCAATTGCAGCTATGATGGTGGTGTGGTCGCGGTTCATGCACCGACCAATTTCCATGAGGCTCATCTTGGTTTCGGTCGCAATCCGGTAGATTGCGTGGTGCCTGGCCAGCTTGATCGGCGTGTTACGTTGCTTGCCCAAGATGAGAACAACAGGAACGCCATGCTCTATGGCGACTTCAAAAACGATGCGCTTCCACTGCCTCCCGCCGGGAGGGATAGTGGCGATAGGAGCCGGATACTGCGGTGGCGGAGTGGGCTCGATAGCGATGAAGTCGCGCTTTCCTAAAGCCCTCCTGGCTCCAGCGGCGGCCTTCTTTCGTATCTCGTAGCGACGGTCTTCCTCGCTCATGCTCCAAATCGAAACCGAACGTCTCGGTGCTGTCATTCCCTCCCCCCATTAGTATCGAGTTCACGCTTGCGGAGGATGGGAGGCAGGCTGTTTGGCATGGTTGCAGCGCGTTCCATGGCGGCTTTGCGCTTGGATATGGACGTGCAGCGGCGAGCCTTGAGAAAGGCTTCAAGCTCACGAATGCGAGCGTTGAAGTCTCTGGTGAAGGAGCGAGGGTTGCCCATGGCTATTCGTCCGAGCCGGTGGTGAAGGCTTCGAGGTCGATACGCCAGTCAGCAATCTTGCCGTCCGCTTCGATGTCCATAATCACGTAGTCGCCGTATCCGTTTTCCTTGGGCGACATGATCCGAGGTACATAGCCGTCGATGCGGGTCAGCACGTTGCAGTCCGCGTCAAGCAACTCGTATCGCCCATCGTCGCAAACCTTGTAGTGAACCGACGCAGTTGTGCCTTCCGGCCAATCCACGATATGTCCGGTATCAATGTCGATCAGCGGCGCCCAATTGCCGTTGGTAGCGAATGGAATGGTCGGCGTGTCTTCGTCGTCTTGCTTGCCGTTGACCTCGCCATCATCCCAGTAGCGAACTCCGCAAACTGCCCTGAGATAGACGGCGTTTACCTTTGTGGGGCGATTGATCGTTATCTCGGCCATCTCTCTTCCTCCTATCGGGTGGGGTTATTCAGCGGCGGCGGATTTGAGGGGAACGATGTTGGAGGGCGCAGCCTTGAGGGCTTCGAGCGCCGCATCACACCCGTCGAGAATGCGATTGTGCTGCGCGATCTGGCTTTCGAGCGAGGCGCGTTCGGCCTGGTACGCGGCGTTCACGCGCGAAAGCTCGCGATTGTATGTTGCCTCGCAGTTGACCAGCGCATTCTGCAACCGGCTCCCTTGGGCGTCGGCAGCGTCACGCATCGACATGATGGAATTGCCGAAGGCTTCGTCTGCCGGAATAACTGGTGCTGTGACTTCGGTGGTCTTGGCTTTGGTGGTCATGCTGCGGCTCCCTTGCGATGAAGCGGAGGCAACCCGTGCATAGATCCATCAGTCTTGCCGGCGTGACGTGCCCGCTCCTTCATTCCGATATGCGGCATGCGCTTGGATGCTTTGCGCGGCGCATGAGCGGTGGCAGCGGGTTTTTTGCGGGGAACAATAGGTTCCGGTCCCGCCTCTAGCGCTCGTGGGCTTTCTACAATGGCCAGCCCTCCCGCCATTGCCGCCATTGCCATTCCAGCTATCAATGCAGTTTTCCTCATCTCAATCCTCCTTGTCAGCGCCGATGGGCGCGTCTGTTGGTTCATTCGGTTACGCGGCAGCGGCTTGGGCGTTCGCCGTACGCGCCATGGAAATCAGAAGGTCGCGGAAGGGAGCTGGGGTGCCGATGCGCGGAGTGCTGTCCTTGCCGCCGCCACGGGCTCCGACTTCGCCAAGGCGCTTTGCGCGCTTGAGGCCCATGCGCTCGACAACAGCCGGGTCAAGGCGAGGCTCGCCAACACCCCAGTCCAGTTCCGGCAGGTCGGTATGGTAGGCCAGCAGCAGCGTCGGCTTGCGGGCATAGTGTCCATAGCGCCCCTGCTCTACACAGCACGTCCAGCCGCCGAGCATGTCGGCAGCAACCCAACCGCCAGCCCGCGAAGGCTTGTTGATCCCGAAGTGTGCCCAGGCGTGACTGCCCCACGGATGTTCGATGACGCCGCCACATTTGCGAACAGCAGCAAGGGCGGCGGCAAAGCATCCGCCGTCATCACCCTTGATCTTGCGTTCACCTGTACGCTTGATGTGCAGCGGCTGGCCGGCCCATAACTTGCCCCAGCGCTGGCAGGGCGGGTGAGCAACAACAGGATGAGGGCCGGCATAGTTACGAGCGTCCCGCGTCTCATCCCACGGCTCTACGCCAGGCAGGCCGAAGTAGCAGCCATCCGTCTCGACATAGAGGGCAGCAATGGTTCTCATTGGCTACTGCCCCCAGCCTTCGGATTGATCGGCGGTTTCCTCGGCGTCTGTCCCAGTTCCGGGCAAATCCAGTCCGCGAAATCGTTGGCCCGCCGCATTCTGGATTGAGCCCAGTTCGCCCTGGTCAGCAGCGGCAAGGAGCGCAACAAGACGCTCCTCACGAGCTTTGAGACGTTGCCTTTCAATCCTGGCCTCCTCGACAGCGATGGCCGTCAAATCTTGAATTTCGTAGTGGTCGACGCGCCGTGCTTCCCGGTTCCAGAGGGCGCGGACACGCCGTTCCGTCCATTGCCGGGGCCGCTCGCGCAGCACGTCTCGGGGTAGTTGCCGCTCGCGCTGCTTGAGCGCGGAAAAGGCATCGCCAATCGCCGCCTTGACGTTGCGTCCGGCGCGGATGGGGAAAGTGTCTTGCATCAGTTCCGATGCGAACGAGGTGTCAGTCATTTGACGCTGACCCTTGGATGAATCGTCCGAGACTTTGGGTGAGATATCCACGGCCTTGGAGCCCCTTCTGGCTAGTTTTGAAACCAGCAGATGAAGGCGACGAAAGGCGAGACAGATGGACATGGAGCCGATCAGTTACAGCTTGAAGGACGTACTGGTTCGGCAGGGTATTGCGCGTGGTCTGGCGGGAACCAGGTCGCGTGGAACAAAGGTGGCGAGCGCCCCGTTGATCGGGGAGGAGGACGATGGTCCGGAACGCTCGCCTACGACGCGGAGGGAGATACGCGTCGAACTGAATTCGGGTGAAAAGGCCGGGAGCATGAAGCCCCCGGCAAGTCGTCAGGAGTTGGTGAAGCTCAACCGACCCGGAGGAAGCGTCGGCTTTGCTTACGTGGTCCATGTGAACCACGCCGTGCCCACGAGCACGAGGAAGCGCACCGCACGGGTGCCCTTTCTGGTTCTCGTGAAATGACCGAGCATTTGCCCGGTTGGCCCTGGCGGAACGATCTGCCGAGACGAGTTCGGTGGTTTCGAGAAACGCTGTCATCACGACGCAACCTTCAAGCCACGCCTGCGGCACTCCGCCAGATAGACCGACAAGGGCAGATACCCAGCCTCAGCCATGGCCCGGAGCCAATCAATGTTGACAGTCATGATGTCGATGGTGGTGGGCTTGCTCATGACACGTGCTCCAGTATCGTCACCAGCAGCAAGAAGCCGTAGCCAACCGCGTACAGCAGCAGCCAAGACCCAATTGCACCTGCCAGGAACACAAGCCCCTTACCGGGCTCTATTTGCTTTGGGAGGGTGTGGGGGCGGGTCATGCTGCCCTCACGTGTGCACGTGCACGAGGCGCGTCGAGAATGGCCAGATAGCCCTCGACGCCCTCGGCTTTGGTCATGGCCTTGTCCTTGTCGGCTTGGGACATGCGA